AGGATGATTGTTACGATTAGGACTACGCAAGCCCAAACTCGTATTTCAATTTCCTCTTGGCTCAGAAGCCGATTGATTTGGAACTTGGACAATGTTTTTCTCCAATATAGGTGCTACGAGGTAATCAGGACAATCTTGGGTGAATTGGCAGTCAGGGCGTTGGCAACGCTTGGCAGAGAAGTGCTTTGGGTCTTGGCAAAAATACCGATAGCGGTCTTCACAACCAACTAAAAGCATAAGCACCAATAAATACTTCATTTAGATTCTTTCAGTTCTTGTTTCAACTTGCGTAACTCTTTCATCTCTCGTTTTAGTTGTGCCTTCATATAAAGAGTCTCCACATAAGCCATTGAGGTTGCACCTACGACAACACAAAGCATTACTCCGATTAAAACCCACCAGATAAGTTTTGCAGTTGCCACATTAGCCATCCAAAGATCAATGAAATAAACACAACAGCAACCCCTCCACTTACTAACTCAATGACAAATATTTCTTCTTGTTCTTGTTTCCACCTTTGTAGTCTTAATTTCTTAACTTCCTCTGATCTAGCCCATTCTTGCTCTTGTTGAATTTTTGCATACATTTTTAGAAACCTTGTATAGATTGCCTTCAGTTCAACAGGGGCATAAACAGTCATTTGCTCCCTAATTTGTGCATCAAGGTTTTCCATTTGGAGTTCCACCAAGGCACGTTCAATAGCCTTTTTAGAAGTATTTTGAGTTGGGTCATAGTGTTCCTTTGATTCTGCCTCTAGAGAGGCGTAGTAGTTGGTTAATTGAGCCTGTATGTCAAAGAAGTTGCCCAGTTGGACTCCCACTTCATTGATGGTTTGTAGTTCAACTTCTTCATAAGTCTGTTGCTTCTTGGAAGCGGCTTTCGCTTTCGCCAGAGGCTTGGGGGTGTCTTCTGGCTTGGACTTGGGTTTTGGGTTAAACAGTCCAAGAAGCCAATCCCAGATTCCCTTGATGGCTTTGACATCAGCCATGACTCCTTCAATTGTCTTCTTAGCACCCTCCAGTTCCATGCGCCCTTCATGGAGCATCGCACAGCCTGACTTAATGGCAGAGACTGCGCCTTGGGCAAGGAGGAGGAGGCTGAAAGGATCAATGGTTTACTCCTGTGGCTTTTCTCTATTAAATGCCGCAGACAGCAATCCAGTTAAACCCATGTTTTGTTGAGGTTTAGGAATAGTTCCAGAAAGCAATCCCTGAGAAACCTTTTGTGCGGCTCTTTGACGCAAGAAGTTTTGCATAGCATCAGCACCAGTTCCAGCAATCATTAAAGGAACTCCTATTTCTGGTTTGTTATATGCGCCAAACATAGTTCCTGCTGACAGAATTGATCTTTTAGTTGGGTCAAACTTGCTAACAAAATTAAGCAATGGGTCTACTGAACCACCTTTAGAAACAGAACGAATTGCATTTTGCTCATCAGGAGTAAAGCCAGACATTTTCTTAGAATCTGACGCTAATCTAATAAAACCTTGTCTAATCAGATCACTTAAATTTGCATTTGGATTATCTGCTTTGACATCAGCAACATTCAATATGTCTTCCAATGTGCTTGCACGGCTTAGATTTCTCCAATCTTTACGGGCTTCCATAATGGTTTTTACTGTTTCATCAATGCCACCAGCACCAGAAGTAACATCATTTGGGCTTAATCTTGAAATATAAGAATCAATTGTTGAAACCATATCTCTGCCAAGTCTTTGTGTATTTGGCTCTTTACTCATTTTTAAGTCGTTAGCAATTTGACGCATTTGGTCAACATTGCCAAATGAAACATTGCCACGACCAACAATCTTGTCAAATTCAGACAAAACAACCTTTACATCAGTATCTTTTTCAGGCAAATACCTAGCCTTACCAAGACTATCTTTAATGTCATTAAGTAAATTCAAAGAACTTTGTTGGTTTAACTCAATTCCTGCTTGCTCAACTTTGTTGTAAGCACGGGTTGCTCTTTGTCTAACTTCATCCATAGTCAAAACTGGTTGTCCGCGTTGCTCCCACTTGCTACCAGCCTTACCAGCCATACCACCAGCAACATAACCAACACCAAGACCAGCAACAGTTGCCGCCAAATCACTATCAGTTAATTTGTAAACTTGTTCTGCAACGGGTTGAGCCGCCATAGGAGCAACCATAGCCGCAGGAACTTCACGCACTAAACTTGTACCAACACTAGGAATAAACGGCTTCATTGTTGGTAATGAAGCAATGCCTTGCATTCCAACTTGGGAAATCCTTTCAGAAGTTGTTTCAGGAGTAGGCAAGCCCATTCCTGTTAAACCCTCTTGCTGAACTTGAGAGGTAGGAAGAAATGGCATTTGTACAGCCTGTTTTCCAGTTGCAATTCTTGCAAGGTTTGCCGCACCTTGAGCAAAATCACCCATAGCAGTTACTGGAGAAGATAACCCAGTAATTATTGCCCTACCAGCCAAACCCGCTTGCCTACCAATTTCTTGAGGAATAGTTCTTTCTTCAGTAGGAGAAACTTGTGCTTCTGCCGTTTGAGGGCGCATAGCATTTGCAATTACTGCTAGAGCCTTAGCATCTTCAACATTACCTTGAGCATCTGCATTACGTAGTGCTTCAATTACTTGTTCATAAGTAGCCATATTTATCTCACTTTTTAGGTAAGTATTTGTTTACTAAATCATCAGCATATTGAGATGTTTTAGATGGAGTAGAAGAAGATGAACCAGTTAAATTTCCAGAATATTTCTCTGAAAAATCAAAGGTATTTAAGTTGTTAAACTTATTAGCATGAGCGTTCATTTTTTGATAATAGTCAATCTTGCCACGCTGAATCTCCTCTAACTTATTAAGCAATTCAGTTCTGGCTTTTTGGCTAGTTGTAAGTTGTGGAATACGATCTTCAACAAACTTTCTATCTGCATCTGATATTTGTGCGCCAAGTTTTCCACCCAAATCTTGCATAACAAGGTCTTTTGCACTTTTGTCGTAAATCTGTGATGAAGTAAGTTTTCCAGTTTGCTCTTTACTTAACAAGCCAACACTAGCCAAAAGATTGGTTGCACCAACATACGAGTTAGCCAATGGGCCAGTAAACAACTGTCCACTAGCATCTTGTTCTTTCATTGATGCAATTGAACCCAAGGCAAGTGAACCGCCTCTAGCCAAATTACTTGCTTCATCAATAGCATTTGCCTGTGTAAATCCTCTGCGTTTAGAGAATTCTTCTTCTTGCTTTTGCGAAACACTTAGGTTAGTTCTAGATGTTGTTTGGTCAATACCACCACTATAAGGAACTCGCACCATTTTCCCTGTTGCATCTGCCTTCATAATAAACTGTTCATTTGCCTTCTTATCAAAATAAACAGGCTCACGAGTTGATTCAGCAATGCCAACTTTGTCAATTGATGGGTTAATTTCTTTTGTTGTCAGTCTTGCTAGTTCATTGCTATAAAGTTCATTAAACTCTGGAGAACCAACTGCAAATTTAGACTTAGCAAATGCATAAGCATTTTTCATCTCGGGTGATGTTGCTTCTGGTTTTGTAATTAACTCATTAAGTTTTGTTTGATAGGCTTGACCAAATTCAGGCGAGTTTTGTGGCGCACCAGTAGATGCCGCATAAGCCAAAGCATTGCGTTGTTCTGGAGTCATCTTCTCAGCAGTTCTTTGCTGAATCAAAGCATAGTCACCTTGTGCTTTTCTTAGGTAGTCAGCAAGTCTCATTGCACCTTCTTGATCACCAATGCTTGCTAACTGTTGTATGCCTCTTTGGATCGTTGCAGGATCATTAGGATCAATGCTTTGTCCAACAGCATTTCTTGCGCTTATTAAGCGTAACTGTGGGTCTTCAGCACCCAATGCGCCACCGATAGCACCTGCCAAACGATTAGCACCATAGCCAACGCCTGTTTTAGCAAGTTCAAAAGGACTCATTCGAGCCAATTGTGCTGACTGTGCTAATGCTTGTTGATTTTGTTGTTGTTGATATGATTCAGGAGTCATACCAAATAAACCGCCTACTATTGAATCTGCCATTTGGTTACCCCTTAAATATCCCAGTTAACTGATGTTGGAACTACGCCTTTGCCATATCCGCCATACACATTCTCTGCCCCGTACTGTGCATTTAACATTTGTCCTTGTAAATAGTTTTTAGCACCGCCTTGGAATTGTTGATTGGTAGATGCGTTAATCAATGCACTTGCGTATGGGTTGTAAGCATTTGCTTCTTGCATAGTTCCTGCCGCACCCATTCCACCACCATATAAGAATCTTCCAGCATTTGCCCCATAAGCCGCCGCCTGACCACCTAAACCAGCACCCAATGTCAATGGTTGTTGTCCAAGTTGTTCAATGCCACTTTGCACTCCCAAAGATGTTTGGAATGGTGACAATGCGCCAACTTGACCTTGTTGATAACTTCCAAGTAAGTTAGCACCTGTGCCAAACAACCCTGCACCAAAGGCAACTTGTTGTTGACCAGCCTGTTGAGCCTGTGCCGCCAACTGTGCATCTTGTTGCGCCATAGCGTTGTAATAGGCTTCCATCTCAGGGGTTGTAGCACCCAATCCTTGTGAGCCACTTGGACGCATCCCTGTTGCACCTACTGACAAACCACCACGACCTGTATTAAACAACTGGTTTTGCAATTGTGAATACTGTCTTTCACGGCTAGGAGCAAGCAAGTCTTGTTGCTTTGCCATGTATTGTTGAGCCACTTGTTCAGGAGACTGAGCCAAATACTGTTGACCAAGATTAAACAAGCCACTAGCCGCCCCTTGCAAAGGCTGATACTGTTGGTAAGCGTTTTCCGCTTCACCCAACTGTCTTCCTTGCATATTAGAAAGCGTTTGTTGATAGCCTTGATATTCAGGTGATACGTTATAACCTGCACCAGTTAAATAACCAGTATTGGGGTCAAACTGAAAGTTACTTGAACCAAAGCGAGTGGTTATGCCAACAGGACGGAACTTAGCCGCTTCTGCCGCTATTCGTGCCGCTTCGACCATTCCTTGTGCAGATGCTCCCGCCGCATTGCTTGCAGAATTACCCTGAAGTAATCCACCTGCTAACGACATTCCTCCACCAATAAGTGCTGGACTTATTCCCATTATGTTCTCCTAACAAAAAATTGTCTTGCGTTTCCGTCTAAACCAACAAAATCTTTTAAATACTCAAAACCAAAAATACTTATAAACTTTTCATGTTTTGCGTCACCAATTTCATGTATTGCATAAATATCCTTTTTATGGAACTTAAACAATTTGTCAAAATCAATCTTTAATTGCTTTTTAACAGTCTTGCTCCATCTCATGCAATCACAATGAATAAAAGTAAATCCACAATCATCCTCAAAGTACACAACGTAATTCTTGGTTTTGATTACTTCTACTTTCAATACTTGCCTTCCGTAAACAAATTTAAAAAACAATCATGCTGTGCGCTTCCACATATAGACAGTTATGTAAGGCTGATAGTTAGCATCTGTTCCTGAAGAACCTGTGCTAGTGTTTGTTGTTGCAACAGTAATTCCAGTAGTAGCAGATGCTGTATTCTGACTTCCAACCGCAGAGTTTGCTCCAAAACCAACATTAGTACCAGAACCTGCATTTGTCACGACTGAGTGAACGTGGCCTGGATCTGTAACAGTTGATGTTGCCGTATGCGTGTGGGTTACAACAATAGTATTTGCACTACCACCAGTTTCTTCTGCGGTATCGAATAATACATTACCAGAATCAAAACCAACCATCACTCGACCTGCGCCAAATGCTGACCAAGTACCAAAGCCGAGCAAAGTGCCTGGGTTTGTGCTTACAGTAGCATTTGTATATATCGAGCCAACAGGATAGACAAAAGCAAGTGCCGCCTGAACAAACGCTGTTGTTGCCAATGCGGTAGTTGAGTTTCCATAACTTTGAGTTACGCCAGTTGTGCCAGTAGGCAACACAGGAGAACCAGTAAAGGTAGGGGATACTAAATCTGCTTTGGTAGCAATAGCCGTAGCAATATCATTGAACTCTGTATCAATCTCAGTACCTTTAACAATTTTTAATGAGTTTCCACTAATTAAATTGTCTTTACTAGCAAAATTTGTTGATTTGGTGTAATTACTCAATTTCTTCTCCTTAACTTACTTTGCCACGTTTGGATTGAATCTCAATCTTTTGAATAGATAAAGCCGTTCCATTGATGTCTGCTTCATAACCAGTTTGAACAACCTTACCCGCACCACTTGCAGATACAGTCAATGTCTGCAAAGCAACTCCATCAGAATAGTATGCAATTACAGTAGCATTTGCCCCGTATTCTGCAATTCCATAATAGTAAACATCTTGTATTGGAATGGTAGCAATTGCAGACAAGTAGTTTGTCTTAAAGTCAAATCCCCACTTAAATACTAAATCTTGATTTGTCCCACCAATCACGACAATAGACAAACGCTTCAAAATAGAAGTTATATTCTGATCACCTAAGTCTGCATGGTTTGTGTAATACAAGAACCTATATAGGGTTGCGTAATCTTGGTAAGTTCCATATTTCCCAATATAGCCATTCTTACCAATCAACAAATCACCATTTCGTTTTGACAAAAGGGCTGTTGGCTCAATAGAGTCCCAAGTTGTAACTCTGAGTGAACCATCTTGTAGTTGTATCCGTGTATCAAAACAAAATACTGCTTTGATAGACGGGAAAGTCAACAAGTAAAAGGCTTCTTTTTCAGAGTAGACAGACTTGATGTTTGCCAATGTTTCGCCTGAAACAGTACCTATTAAGTCATTCCTAATGTTCTTAGACAAGTCTCCCAAAGGAACAGACTTTTCTATGATTGTTCTAGCAAAAGAACGAACACCAGAGTTAGACAAGAAAAGAATGTCTTTACCAATTGACTGAATCGAATCCCTTGCTATACAACCAATACCACCCACAGTATCATTTAACGACATTGTTGATGGGGTAGTTGCATTGGCATAAACAAGAATCTGACGTTTGCCAAATATGATTAGGAATCCATTGTGAGCCGCCAACCCCGTTATCTCATCTGACCCGTTAGCCCATACCCTGTCTACATTCAAAGAACCAGCCGTTCCTGTTGACCACACATGACCAGAGAGCAAATCAGAGAAAGAAATGGTTGATGTGTTTGTAGTTGTACTCGCCACCCACAATCTACCAAAAGCACTAATAGCAATATTGGCAGAAGGCACAGTACCTACATAACCAGTCTTCTCAGACACACGCATAAATGTTGTGGTGCTAACCGCAGGGTCATAGATCAATGGATCGAAACCAGACTGAAAGAAGTAGGTAATGCCATTCAAAGATGCACATTGCCAGTTACTTGCCGTGATAGTAGGGGCAGTACCGCCACCACCATAAGTTAACTCTACGACAGCGTTAGAGCCATCTAACTTGAATAACTTGTTATTACCAGCAAATAATATGGTTAGTGTTCCATCAAGTTGCACTAACTCATGGATAACTTTTACATCATTTGCACCCAAGTTACCACTTGAGGAATTAACCCTTGACCAACCTTTGCGTGAGCCAATGCGCCCATATTGGTCAATGATGCAATTTGTAGCAACTAAAGCAAATCCTTGATTCAAGTCCAAAGGAGAATCTTGGGTGTTTAACCCGTAAAAGCCTGGTGCGCTTATGCTAGAGACTTGGATTGCTTGGCTCATGTCGCTACAAACTCCCCACGATCAGGATAGCGTGTACCTTCCAAAGCAATATAGTCAGATAGCATTGCCTTATATAGGCTATACGCTTCTGAGGAAGTCAAGCCACCATCTTCACCACGCTCTACCAATGCTCTTGCATAGGCGTTTTGAGACACTAAAACATCGGGTACTTGCACCACAGTAGCGTTAGCCGCCAAAGTTGCTTGTGGTACGGCTAAAGAGAATTTGACTGTGTATACAGCATCTGGAACTGGATACAGAGTGACTTTTGTATCGTAACTACCATCTACGCCATTAAAAGCATAGTTAACTGGTGCTGAAGTTGCCACAGGTAACAAGTTGATGTTGCGGTTCATAGTGACAAAATCTATGTTTGTCATACCCAAAACACTAGTGGTATTGATTGCGTCTAAGACTTGGAACTTCTGCCCAGCCCCTGTCAGGGAGTAGGAGGAAGTGTTTGCAACTGTGGTAACTGTAATAGTTTGAACTAATACATTCCAACCAAAGGCATCCTCAACTTGACGCTTGGCATCATTGACAAACTTGCCAATCAAAGTTGAATAAGTTGTTTCGTTATAAGTTGTAACTTCAGGCTCTCTGAGGCGCACTAACACATCGTTTACAAGTTCTAGGAATGTCATGTTCTAGTCAACCCTTCTTCTTCAATGGTAACTACTACCGAAAAGGTAGATGCCGCCTCAGATTGTGCTTT